CCCGGGATGGCGAAGCCCGACGGGCCGACCCCACCCCCCACGCCGAAGCCGGCCGTGCTGGCCGGCAGCGCCAGGAGCCCGGCCGTCCGCTGCGCGCCGATGTCGGAGGTGACACCCATGCGCTGGAGCAGCGCCGTGGTGCCCGCCGTCAACTCCCCGCGCCGCTCGGCCTCCTCCAGCATCCCGAACCGCTGCTGGAACTGGCGGAGCGACTGGATGCCGGCCGTCGTGGAGGCCGTCGCCGACTCGGGCGTGTCCCCCTCGATCGGGTTGCCCGCTCGGGCCATCGCCTCCTTGAACAGGCGGAACTCCTCGGCCTTCGCCTGCTGCATCCCCTCGCTGAGCGGCAACTCGCCGCGAAGGGCCTTGCCCTCGCGCTCCAGGGCGAGGGTCATGTTCTCGTGCGCGATCTTCTCCTGCTCCGTCATGCCCGCGACGATCTCGTCCTCGGTCAGGCGGCGGAAGGTGTCGCCCTCCCGCGCGAGGCCGAGGCCCTTGAGGACGAAGGGCTCCAGAGCGCGCTGCTGCTGCGTGGCTTCCTGCTGCTGCTTGAGCCCCTCCCGCGCAATGGCGATCTGCTCGCGCTGGAGCGCGATCTGCTCGTCGGCGAGGCCGGAGGCGTTCGCCCGCTCCAGCGCCTCCAGCTGGCGCCCCTGCTGATCCAGCGTCTTCTCGGCCAGCTCGAGCTGCTTCTGGAACAGGGGCGTGGCGGCGTCCATGCGGGCCCGCTCGACCCGCATGAGCTCGAGTTGCTCCTGCTGGATCGCGATTTCCTGCGACGTCGGCTTGGGCTCGCTGACCGAACTCCCACCCATCTCAGCCTCCGATCCCGACGCGGTACAGCACGGCGCCGTCATCGGCCCGCCCGTAGGGGCGAGCGTCGCGGAACCAGTAGCGGACGAACCGCCCGAGCGTGTCGCGCTTGGCGTGCACAAGCATCTCGGTGTACCCCGCCGAGCGCGCCACGAGGCAGACCGCACGGCCGAGCGCGCGGGCCGCGGCGGGGCTCCGGTGCTCCCGGGCGACGACGAAGTGCCGGAGGTGGAGCCAGCCGTCGACCGTCTCCAGGGTGAAGGCTCCGCGGGGGCCGCCCTGGTCCAGCACGACGGTCGTCCCGTCGTGGATGCGCATGTCGCAGTCCGGGACGCCCTCGGCGCGCAGCATGGCGGCCAGCACGGGGAGGTCGGCGGTGGTGGCGGGGCGGATGGTCATGCCGGGCGGCCCTTGACCTTCGCGGCCCGGCCGGCACCGAGCAGCGCGGCCTTCAGGTCGTCCACGGCCCGCTTCGTGGCAGGGTCGAGGATCCCCGACGTGTCCACCCCCTCGACCGCCTTCGTCAACTCCGCGTCGGGGTCGGGAGGGATGGGCGGGAGGTCGTCGCGGAGGACGAGCGCTCCGGCCACCACCCGGGACCACTGCTCGCGGCCGGGCTGTCCGTCGCGGGCGGGCCACGGGATCAGGGGCGGCGCCTCCGGCACGTCGATCCAGGCGATGCCGTCGGGGAGCTCGATCTTCGGCCGACCGTCGCGCGTCTTCAGGTGCTCGTGCGGGCCGGGATGGGTGCCGTAGATCGTCCCGTCCTTCCGGTGGTAGAAGATCCGGCCCATCGCTAGACCCTCCACACGCGCATGTGAGACCTGGCCTCGATCGTCGTGTTTCCGCCATCCGACGTGTTCTGCGCCCACTGGAATTGAAGGTTGCCGGCGGTCGTGCTGTTGACGACGAGGCCGGACACCGTGACGAGCCGCCGGGCGGCCTGTCCGGCGAGCGCAATCGCCGTGCCCGAGGCGGTCTCGGTGGCGGACCCCACCGCCGTCTCGGAGGTGTTCATCATGACGCTGGAGCCGATGCCCCAGGTGAACACGGCGCCCGACGGGACCGTGAACGCGAACTTGAAGTCGGGGGTGCTCCCGCTGTTGATGAAGAGGACGAGCTCGAATGCCACGACCTCGCTGGCGGCCAGCGCCACCACGAAGTCGTCGTCGTTCTGGAGCGTGGACGACGTGTCGATCGTCTCATCGGTGGCCTTGCGGATGAACTGGATGGAGGAGAGCCCGGTGGTTCCAAGCGCCCCTAGATTCGTGCGTGCCGCCGCCGCTGTACTGGCCCCGGTGCCGCCGTCGGCTACCGCGATGTCCGTGCCGGTCCAGACGCCCGTCGTGATTGTGCCGACGGACGTGATCCCCGTGGCCCCGCTGATCGTCTTGTTGGTCAGCGTCTTCGTGGTGGCGCTGAGGAGCGTGTCGAGCTGGGCAAGCGTCAGCTTCCGCTCGACCCCGTCCGTGTCCTGCTTGGTGAGCAGGAGGTCGGCCACGGCGGCCGTCACGACGGCGGCGAAATCATCGATCTTCTTGGTGGCTATGGCGTCGCCCTCCTCACTGCCACACCGGGCCCAGCGGGAGAAAATCGTAGAGGAGCTGGCTGATGAAGAACCGCTCCCCGTCCACGTTGTCGCGGACGTGCGAGCGGATGCGCGTGCCCACGACGCCGATCGGGTGGCTCACGTTCACGACGCGCGCCGCGAACTCGGGTTCGACGACGAATTCCTCCTCGGTGCCGCCCACGATGTTGTTCCCGGCCTCATCGACGATCTCGTTGCCGGCCTCGTCGACCAGGAAGGCGTCGCCGACGAGCACCTCGCCGTCGACCTCCATGGTCACGGCGACCGTCTCGGCGCCCTGCGGCCGCATGACAAGCCATCCGCGGTCGTAGCGCTTCTGCCCGCGAGCGTCGTCGAAGGTCAACTCCGGGGTCGAGAACTGCCCCCGGTAGGCCGTGCCGTCGTCCGTCGCCGTCGTGGCCTCGAGCCGGTAGGCGAAGCCGGTATAGCCGCCGACCAGGACGCGGTCGAGGCCGCTGACGCGCTCCACGGCAGAGGCGGACACGCCGGCCGCATGCTCGTACTGGTGCCGCACCCAGCCTTCCTCGGCTGGCCGGTCGATGAAGAATACGAGCGACGTGTCGACCCTGGTCTGCCCTGACCGCCGCACGAAGATCTTGAGCGCCCGGAGCTGGGGGTCGTAGACCATGTGCCAGTCGGCGATGTTGGCGATGTCCAGGTTGTCTCTGATCCAGGCGTCGAGGAAGGCCGGGCGCGTCAGGGAGACGGCGCGGTAGTCGCCGACCGTCTGCGTGGCGACCACGGAGTAGACCTGGCCCTCGGCATCCATGACGATCAGGTCATTCGGGGTCAGGGTGACGAGCCGGTCCGTGGCGACGCCGCCCTCCCACTGCGCCCGGTCGTAGCCCCAGTTGGCGGAGGAGGCGTCGTCGTCGTCGACCAGGTAGGCCCGGCGCTTGCCGATGGGGATGAGCCGGCCGCCGAAGGTGGCCAGCGCCACCACGCCGAAACCGTCGCCGGTCTCGATGTCGAGCGTGACGACGTTCGCGTCCGAGAAGTCGTCGCCGCCGGTGGCGGAGGCATACAGCCGCTCTTCAAAGCCGGGCACACCATAGGCCCAGAGGCGCTCGGAGACGCCGCGGCCGTGCACGATCATCTGCTTCGGCCAGTCGCCGCCGGTGCTCCAGTCGGTCGGGATGTCGGTGAGGTTGCTCGTGCTCGCCGCCGCGCCGTCCCACGTCTGCGGCCGGTCGTTGCCCGTGCAGATGTAGAGCGTGTCCTGAAACGACGTCATGTGGACGGCGCGGTCGATCGTCAGGCCGGTCGCAAGCTCGGTCGCGTAGTCCTGCTGGATCTTGCCGTCGCTCGTCGCCGTGACGGTGAACGTGTCGCCGTTCTTGAGGCGGAACTGGGTGATCCCCCAGATCCGGGGCGCGTCCGTGATGACGGTCTCGTTGACCTTCTCAACCCCGCCGCCCTCCCCTTACGACTGCTTGGCCAGCCGGGTTGCCCACTCCGGCCGGATGGTCTTGTAGCCGAAGAGCACGTCGAACCTCGCGGGGTGCTTCGAGTTGATGATGTCGAAGTCCCGCACGTAGCGGAGCGAGATGCCGTCGTAGACCTGCCGGGAGGCCTCCGTGTTTCGCGGCACCTCCAGGTCGGCCGTCACGAACGTGAAGGCGTCCCGGTGGTAGGCGAGCTGCTGGGCGAAGACCTCGTCCGCAGCGCCGGAGCCGCCACCCGTGAGGTTCAGGATGGCCTTGCCGGCGCCGGCACTGACGAGCTCGACGTTCTGCCGGGCCCCCGAGGTCGTCGGGGTCGGGCTGACCGTGAGCGTCACGGCGCCGCCCGCGGTCGAGGTGGCATCCGCGGTGACGGTGAACTGCTGGAGGTGGCTGTAGCGCCGCTTCGTCTCCGGGTTGACCGCGAAGACGTCGTCGATGGTGAAGACGTCACCCGTCTCGTACACGAGCGCGTTGCCGGCGGCCGTGACCGTGAGCGACGCCGATCCGCTCGTGATCCCGGTCGACGTGTTGATGACGGGCGTGGTGTCCGTGCGCGTGCCGTTCGTGTGGTTGGGGACGGCGGTCGTCTCCCACCAGTTGAGGCCGGCGGCGCGACCGTAGTACGCCTCCGAGAAGGCGCGCTCGACATCGCTGGCGCGGTGGAAGAACCCCTTGAGGGCATCCACCATCGTGGCCATGATGACGGGGTCCAGCAGGAGGTGGCGGTTGGTCGTGTCCGGCGCCAGCCCCTGGCTGAGCTTCACGTTGGCGTTCAGCACCTGGAGGAAGGTGTTGGGGTTGCTGGCCCCGGTGCCGACGTGGTTGTAGACGTCCAGGTAGACGTTCTCCAGCACGACGGCCTCGACCTCGGAGGCCAGGCGCGCCATGGCGGGCTCGAGGATGCGCTTGGCGAAGTCGTCGATGTCCAGCGTCAGCTCGACCGAGTCGAAGTTGACGTCGACGCCCTTCACGGTGCTGACGACGAGGTCCAGGCTCTCCTCGACGGTGTCCTGGGCGGACATGACGAGTCCGGTGCGCACCGTGTACTGGTTCGGCTTGCGGATCTTCAGCGTGTTGCCGATCTTCGCGCCCGATCGGGCGAACTGGTCGTCGTACTGCCGAGAGATGGTCCGCAGAAAGACGAGCTTCTGGTGGAGGATGGCGAGAGCCCTCCTCGTCACCATTGTTGGCGTCAGCAGAGTATTCGCCACTGTCGTGTCTCCTCAGTCCAGGGTCACGCGCCCGCGAACGGGTTGGCCTTCTTCCGCTCGATCAAGCGCGACCGCTCCCACTGCATGTATTCCCCGATCGACATCTTGTCGGGGTCCTTGGTGACGGCCGCAGCGGTGCCATGCACCGGCTCGATCGGCTCCGGCGCCGCGCTGACGGAGCGGCGATCCGTGGGGCCAGCGAAGCGGGCCTCCAGGCGGCCGACCTCGCGGTGCAACTGCGCGGGGGGCAGGCCCCCGATCCTGAGCGCCTCGGCCTGGTTCTTGCCGAGTGCGTAGGCGATCGCCGGCCCCTGCTCGCTGTCGAAGAGCGCATCCCGCAGCGCGGGCGAGAAGACGGGGCGGTTGACGGTTTCGTCGAAGTCGGCGTGCTTCTCACGGAGCGGCGCGGCGCGTTCGAGGAAGACCTCGGCGGACGCGGCGGGCACTTCGGTCGGCTCCGGCTCACGAGCCGCCGCGGGCGCGGCCGGGCGCTGAGTCTGGCGCCAGGTGTCGAGCTTGTCCTCGTAGGCGGCGATGGCGTGCTGCCACTTCGCCGGGTCGATCTCGCCCGCCTCGGTGGCGAAGGTGCGCGGGTCTGGCGGCATCGGGCGCGGGCCGGCGCCCATCTGGCGCTTGAGCGCTGCGTTCTCGGCTTCGAGGGCCGCGGCTCGCCGTCGCTCCTCGTGCTTCTCGCGCGTCAGCTCGCTGATCCGCTTCTGGACGGCGCGGCCGTACTCCGGCGCGGCCGGCTTCGGCTTGGCGGCCTCGCCCTCGGGGGCAGGCTGCTCCCCCTCGGGCCGCTCCTGCTCCACGAGCGGCTCGGCCTTCGCGCCCTCTTCCTCGCCCTGTCCTTCGAGGATCTCGTCGTCCGTCTTCGCCATCGCTCCGTCTCCTCCTGCGGGCGTCTCGCGCCCGGTGTTCTACAAAGCAAAGGGCGACCGGCCTGTCGGCCAATCGCCCTGAGTGCTTCAGTAGCGAGTGTCGTGCTCGCTGACGCGCTAGGTCACGCGGGTTCCCCCGGCAGTTTCAGGCTCTCGGTTGCCCTCACGATCACGATCCTCCCGGCCTCGAACTTCACGGCCAGTTCGCCGTAGAACTTGCGGCCCATCATATCGCGGACCAGCGTGAGGAGCGCGTCAGCTTGGGTCAGGGCCATGCCTTACCTCGGCGCCAGAACACAGCGCCCCACGGCGCATCTAGCCACGACTCGGCGCCACGTCACTACGCCCCACCACAGGACACTCCGCAACAATTCTCGGCGCCAGGCCAGCGCGCCACAGATCACGGCGCAACAGATCACGACTCGGCGCCAGGCCACGACACCACAGTTCGCCGCAGCACAGAACATCTCTCAGTCGTCCCGCTCGCTACTCGGGCAGAGCCGCCGGCCCGTTCACGAACGTCGTGATCCGCTGGGCCATCTCGGCCGCGAACGGCTCGAACTTCTTGTTGCCGCTGATGAGCCCCAGGAACTTTAGGGGCAGCGTCCCCTTGAGCTCCTGCTGGCCGCGCAGCATCCGCTCGGCCTCCCGGGCCCGGTTCTCCGGGATCTCCCCGCCCATGAGCTTCGTGAACACTTCCTGTCTCGCTTCGGCGATTCCATCCAGCGTCCTGAGATTCATGCGCCCCCCTTGGTGATGGTGAAGGCGTACCGCCCGCCGTCCTCGCTCCGCTCCCCGGCGTAGCCGTGCATCCCGCCGTACAGCATGAGCGCCTTCAGGTCGTCCTCGTCGATGACGGGCCGGCCGGGCACGGTCACAACCTTGGCGTCCTTCCCCTGCCCTCGCCGCATCTGCCGGTCCGGCGCCGTGAGCACGGCGATCGGGAACTCCAGCGCCGCGTCCTCGACGTACTCGAACGCCTTGAGCGCCGAGCGCGGCCCTTGGGGCGTGTTGATGCGGATGCCCTTCTGGCGGACTTCCGTCGGCTCCGTCATCGGTTTCCCATCTCGGCCGAGGATCGGCACGAACGGCGTCCCCTTGAACAGGATGATGGGGAGCCCGTTCGGCCAGTAGATGCCGTTCGCCACCTTCACGCGCAGCGACTTCTCGCCCTGCACGTAGCCGGCGGTGTAGGTCTGGATCTGGTAGGCGCAGTCCTTCAGGTGCGCCTTGATCGTCGCCATGCGGACGGCGAGCACGCCGTTGACGCGCTGGAAGACCAGCGTCGAGACCTCCTCGGGCTCCTCCTCCGGCTGCGCCAGCGTCGCCATGACCTCCTCGGCGATGTCCGCCAGCGACTTGCTCGCCGGGGGCCGGGCCGATGGTGCCCGCGCGGCCAACCAGCCCTCGATCAGCTTCGAGTTGCCCGGCACCGACGCGCACAGTTGTGTGATGAATTCCCACCGGATGCGATACGTCGTCCACATCACTTGGCCTCCTTGTTGAAGTACCGGATGTTCATGCCCCGTTCCCCGTCCCGCGCCCACTCGGCCCCACCGGCATCGCGCCCGGGGCCATACCGTTGCGGGCCGGCTGCCCGCCCTCGCCGCCTTGCGCCTGGAGCTGGGCGAGGAACTGGCGGATCTCCTGCTCGATCTCCTGGGCCCCGGCCGCGTCCACGTACTTGAACAGCAGCGCCGCCAGCACGGGGGCGACCACGGGCGCGTACTGCATCGCCGCGATGATGAGTTCGACCGTCTCCTGGCGCCGCGTGGAATACTGCCGCACATCGGCGACCACGTCGTACTTGCCGAGGCTCAGGTCGTGCAGGAGGCGCTCCCGGCCGGTCGAGTCCACGACCGTCTGGTTGATCGCGATCAGTTCCTCGCCCCCCTGCTCGCCGCGGATGCGCACGATGCGCTCGGTGTCGTAGACGCGCGGGATGAGGTCGATCAGCTGCCGCGTCGTCTCCACGACCGCCCGGCGAAGGTTGTCGGGGAAGTGGAAGACGCCCACCTGGGAGCGCCGCTCGCGCGCGAAGATCGCGCGGCCCGAGCGCTCGTTGGACGCCTCGCCGAGGAACGACTCGAACATCCCCAGCGTGTCCTTGATGTCGGCATCGGCGCGGTTCAGCATCGCCAGGTGGCCTGACGACACCTGCGGCGGCGTCTCGCGCTTGGGGATGCGCTGCCCCTGCGGGTTGAAGAGCAGGTACGGATGATTCTTCCGGTTGGCCTCGTCCCACATGACCTCGTGGCCGCTGATCTCCTGCGGCGTGACGAGGTACGGCGCTTTCGGCTGGAGCGCGACCGTCTCCGTCTCCGTCGTAATCCAGTAGTTGTACGCGCGCTGCGGGTCCTTGCCGTCGCGGATGAGCGACCGCTTGTAGACCTTCCCGTCGATGTTCACGCGGTCGCCGACGACCTCGATGATCGGGATCTCGCGCCCGGGCCAGTCGCGGCGCTCCAGAACCTCCGCGCCCGTGATCTTGTACCAGCGGACGCGGTGCCCCGGCGCCCGGCGCTCGCGGATGATCTCGAGCCCCTGGACGAGCAACTCCTCCCGGGTCACGCCGCCGCGCAGCTCGACGGTGAGCACCTGGCCGGTCAGCGGGTTCCGCACCTGGGCGAGCGTCCGTGTCACCGGCTCCTTCACGAAGTACTCGGCGATGCGCACCTTGCCGGGCTCGTACCACAGCGTCCACGCCTCGCCGAGTCCCTGCGGCGAGAAGTCGATCGCGGCCGCGTTCGGATACTGCACCTTGAACTCCGCGGCCGGCAGCATGTCCGTGATGAACCCGTACTGACGGCGCGGGTCGAGGTAGACGGCGAACGGGTTGTCGACGTGCTGGAGCACGATCTCCTGGTCGAACCCGTCTTCGGGGAAGCGCGTGAGGATTCGCCAGTAGCCGGCGCCGCCGGCCGCGGCCTGCTCTCCGGCGCTGGCGTAGATCGACTCGGCGTCAGAGGCGTACTCGATCTGGCGGATCAGGTCTTCCAGGATGCGGGCCGTCACCGGGTCGGACTGGTCGTCGACCGGCCGGATCTTGCCGGCGATGCGGTTCTCGCGCTCCTGGTTCGCCACGATCGCCACGAACTTGCGGAGCTTGTTCGCGGTCAGGCAGGGACGGCCATCGGTCTCGCGCTCCTTGCGCGCCGCCGCGTCCCACTGGCCCTCGTCCACGTTGTAGGTGAAGCGAAT